GCTCCTAAACTTCGCGCACAATACTCGGCGGCTTCTGTTCTCTGCACCGGAAGCAACACCTTTACCGTTCTTGGTGATATTGCCTAATCATGCCAACACCATTCCTGCTCAATGGCATCCTCGCCTCGCAAATCTCAGGCCATCTCTACGCTGGCCCAGCAGGTGCATTTGACGCGCTAGGAAGTGTGACGGTTGGAGTTGGCGGGCAATCGTCTATTACCTTCTCGGCTATTCCGCAGACTTATACGCATTTGCAGTTGCGTGGTTCGCTTCAAGATAACAGAGCAACATATGGCTTTGATGACATTAATTTGCGCTTCAACAGCGATTCTGGAACTAACTATGCTCGACATTATCTTGGCGGTGATGGTGGTTCTGCTTATTCTGGTGCCGCCTCAACGCCTTCTACATACCTTCATATTGATGGCGGTTCAGGCTCAAGTGCCATTAACGCATCAATGTTTGGTGCAGTAATTATTGATATTCTTGATTACGCCAATACTAATAAATTAAAAACTTTACGCGCTTTAGGTGGCGCGGATAATAATGGCTCAGGTCGAGTCGTACTTTCATCAGGACTTTGGTTCAAGGCTGGAACTAGTGTTACATCTGATGCTATTAACTCTATTAGTATTTATACCGATGCTGGCTCAGCGTTTAATCAGTATTCCACCATCTCTTTGTACGGAGTTAAATAATGACAACTAATACTATGGTGGCGATTCAGACGCAGACAGTAAGCGGCTCAACAACCAATACGATTACTTTCTCATCTATCCCGCAAACTTACACAGACTTGTTTTTAGTCTATAACGGCTACCTCAGCTCTAACACTTATGCGGGTATTCAGGTTGGCAACGGAACTGTAGATACAACCAACTCTAATTATTCTTCGACGCAGCTAGTTGGCAACGGTTCATCGGCAACTTCTAACCGTTACACCTCGTCAAATAACTATCCTATTTTCTTAGACAATTACGGCAACAATACAAACTGGGGCATAACCGAGGTTCATTTTCAGAACTATTCAAATAGCTCAACTTACAAAACCATATTGACTCGTCAAAATGTTGTCTCGCAAGTTTTGGCAACGGTTGGATTGTGGCGTAATACTGCCGCCATAAATACAATCCAGCTTTACTCACAAGGCGCGGCTTACTTTACGGCTGGCTCAACCTTCACCCTTTACGGCATATAAGCTATACTTAACCTATGCCTTACAAAAATGATTACCCTTGCCAAGTCGAGGGTTGTGAAAAGCCACTACGCAATAGAGGGTTGTGCGCTATGCACGCCAAACGCCTCAAGGTTCACGGAGACATTGCCAAGAAATTACCCAAAGGCAACTTCTCAAAATACAAGCATTGCACCATTGGCGATTGCACCAAACCGCATATAGCCAAGGGAATGTGCCAAATGCACTACCGCCGAGTGGCGCTTTACGATCTGCCGGAAACGCTAAAGAATGTTGGCTACCGAGTTGCTAGCACGCGTTACATAGTATTGAACCTGCCCAATCACCCAATGGCAGATAAGAATGGCAAGGTTGCAGAACATCGAATTGTTATGGCGGAACATCTAGGTCGGTGGCTAACCAAAGGCGAAAATGTTCACCACATCAACGGCAACCGCCAAGATAACAGAATAGAAAATTTAGAGCTTTGGTCAAAAGCCCAACCAGCAGGTCAGCGAGTGGAGGATAAGGTGGCATACGCGTTGGAGATATTAGAGCTATACGCTCCTGAGAAGTTAGCGAAGGTTAAGTAATGACAGCAAATTATGTTCTGATTGAAAGAATCACCGTAGGAGCTGCTGGCGCATCTAGCGTCACCTTCAACAACATACCTCAGACTGGTTATACGGATTTGAAGTTGGTTGTTAGTGCGCGAGATACTACATCTACCGCAAACAACGGTGATTATTACCTTCAAGTGGGAAATGCAAATATTGACACAGGTAATAATTATTCGTGGAAATACTTGTATGGAAATGGAAGCGGTGCTGGTAGCGTAGGCATTTCCAACACATCAAAAATTGATATATTTCAAGGTGCGGGTGATAGTTCTGGAAATACGGCTAACACCTTTACCAACATTGAAGTTTATATTCCTAACTATACTTCATCAAATGCTAAATCCGTTTCGATAGATTACGCTTCGGAAAACAATGCAACTGCTGCATACGCAGGACTTGAAGCTGGAATATGGACTGGAACATCTGGCATTAAGATGATTCAAATTACTCCTACAACGGCTTTTGCCCAATACTCCACCTTCTCTCTCTATGCCCTAGCCGCAGTAGGCACTACTCCTACTAAAGCTCCGAAGGCTATCGGTGGAGACATTATTCAGACAGACGGCACTTACTGGTACCACGCCTTCTTGTCCTCTGGTTCATTCACCCCACAGACGGCGCTTAGTTGTGACTACCTTGTAGTTGCTGGCGGTGGTGCTTCGACATTTAACGGTGGTGGTGGCGGTGCAGGCGGACTACGCTCAACAGTTACCGCAACTGGTGGTGGCGGCTCTCTTGAGTCTGCAATTACTTTAGCCTCAAATGCTCTTTACACAATTACCGTTGGTGCTGGCGGAGTAGGCGGTAGCGCAACTGCTACAAATGGTTCTAACTCAAGCATTGCTGGTACTGGCATTACAACCATTACTTCAGTTGGTGGTGGTGCTGCAGTATCACAAGGCAATGGTAATTCTGGCGGCTCGGGTGCTGGTGGTGGAAGAAACGGAAGCGCCGCAACATTCGGTGGTACTGGTACTGCTAACCAAGGTTACGCTGGTGGCAACGGTATTAACTCATCTCCTTACCCTTCGGGTGGCGGTGGTGGTGCAGGAAGCGCTGGTGGAAATTACAGCGGTGGCGCTTCTGGTGCTGGTGGTGCTGGTGTTGCTATTTCATCTTTTGCATCCGCAACTGGAACTGGCGTAAGTAACTACTACGCTGGCGGCGGTGGTGGCGGCGCTGACTCTGGTGGTTCTGCAGGTGCAGGCGGTTCTGGTGGTGGCGGTGCTGGAAGCATCTCTGGCAATGGAACATCGGGTACGCCAAACACAGGCTCTGGTGGTGGTGGAGGAGCTGGTGGCAGTAGCTCTTATGTCGGCGGTAACGGTGGCTCTGGCATTGTAATTATTCGATATGCGTACTAAGGAGAAGGAATGACACAATACTTTGCACAAGTTGACGACAACAACATCGTCACACAGGTAATAGTCGCTGGACAATCGTTTGTAGATTCTCTCGGCGGCAAGTGGGTAGAGACTGCGATGGATGGTTCGATTCGCCATAACTATGCAGGAATCGGGTATTCATACGATTCAACGCATGATGTCTTTTACGCCCCTCAGCCTTTCGGATCATGGAAGCTAGACGATAAGTACCAATGGCAAGCGCCTGTCGCTTATCCTGCCGATGGCAAAATGTATTCTTGGGATGAACCAACTACCTCATGGAAAGAAGTAACAAATGGCTGACACACGAATTGAAGTCAACTGCGCTACAGGTGAAGTAACAGAGATTCCTCTAACTGCTGCCGAAATCGCAGAACGCGACCAACAGGCTGCACAAGCTGCCGTGGATGCCGCAAAGCGCGAAGCCGATGCTCAGGCTGCCGCCGATGCTAAGTTGTCTGCTCAAGCAAAGCTACAAGCGCTCGGATTGACTGGCGCAGAAATCGCGGCGCTGACAGCGTAATCGCCATCAGGGGGCATCGTTGAAAATCGCCGTTTATACCATCGCTCTGAACGAAGCCCAATTCGTCGAGCGTTGGTATCAGTCGGCGCGTGAAGCGGACCATCTCTACATTTTCGACACAGGATCCACAGATGACACCGTGGAGATTGCCAAGAAACTCGGCATCCACACAAGCATCATCACCGTCAAGCCGTGGCGATTCGACCACGCACGACAGGCATCACTCGACGCCTTGCCCGATGACATCGACTACGCCATCGCCTTAGACATGGACGAAGTCCTTCAACCGGGCTGGCGCCAAGCCCTCGAATCGGTCCCAGAAGGCACCACACGGCCTCGATATCCCTACACATGGTCATGGTTGCCCGACGGCTCGCCAGACCTCGTCTACGGCGGCGACAAGATTCACGCCCGCCACGGATACCAATGGCGACATCCAGTCCATGAAGTGCTAACGCCACTGGGTGAGGAAAAACAGGAGTGGATTAAGCTCGAGATTCACCACCACCCGGACACGACCAAGTCACGCGGTCAATACTTTCCACTTCTCAAGTTGGCTATCGAAGAAGACCCCGACGATGACCGGAATGCGTTCTATTACGCCCGCGAGTTGTATTTCCACTCTATGAACGATGAAGCCATCAAGGAATTTCGTCGACATCTTGCACTGCCTCGAGCAGTCTGGGAGCCAGAGCGTGCAGCTTCAATGCGCTACTTGGCCAAGCTCGAACCACACAATCGCGAGCGCTGGCTACTTCGGGCGATTGCAGAAGCTCCCGAGCAACGCGAAGCTCGATGCGAATTGGCGGAGTATTACTACACCCAAAAGCTATGGCCTCAATCCTATGCGGCGGCTCTTTCGGCTCTTGCGATTACCGATAAATCTTTGTCCTATCTCTGCGAGTCCGATGCGTGGAGTTGGTTGCCTCATGATCAAGTCGCAATCGCCGCGTACAACATGGGACTTCATCGGGTGGCGTTAGAGCACGGACGCCTTGCTGTCCAATTTGCCCCATATAATGAACGACTGGGGGAGAACCTAATCCATTACGAAGGAGCCGCCCAATGAGCGCAAGCAGCATGAAATCCCATGTCGGCAAAGCTCCCAGCATGACCGAACGCCAATCAACTGCGTCGGGAACGGTTCACTTTACCTATAACTCGTCAGGTGTTAAATATAACCAACACGGATTTTCTTATAACTATTCGGCCTATCGCGGCAACATGAATTCTCACGTCTCCAATGCACCTTCTATGAAAGGCAGATAATGGCCTCAACTTTTGACCTCGGAAGTCAGGTTCCGCTCGGAGTCACAATTACAGACTCCAACGGTAACAACGCCAACGCCACCACTGTCGTTGCCACGATTACCTTGCCAGATGGCACCACTGTCACTCCTAGCGTTACCAACTCAGCTACCGGACTTTATGACACGGTCTATACGCCATCTCAGACTGGCCGTCACCTCGTTGCATGGTTGGCGACAGGATCTAACGCGTCCTCATATTACGACGAATTTACCGTCCGCGATTACACCCAGCTCTCCATCATTTCTCTCGATGAAGCCAAGGACCACCTCAACATCGCGCTGACGACCACCAACAGCGACAACGAGCTTCGTCGCATGATTGACGCGGCAACTTCTCTGGCTCAGAGTTACACCGGCAACATTCTTGGTCGCGTGACTTATACAAACGAAATCTATGACGGAAATGTCGACAATATCCGTCTGCATCATCCTCGCGCTATGTCCATCACTTCGGTCTACGAGAACGGCGTCTTGCTGACTTCGGCTGATTACTCGCTGGAATACACTGGCCAACGTCTCTGGCGCATAACTACTGGTTCGCTCAATGAGCCTAACTATTACGGAATCTGGGCGCCGGGATCTCAGAACATCACCATCAGCTATGTCTCGGGCTTCGTCAATCCTGACCCAGCCGCTAAGCAAGGCGTCCTCGAAATCGTTCGTCACCTCTGGCAGACACAGCGCGGATCCATGAACGTGATTAGCCGCAATCAGAACGGCGATGACTTCTACTCTGGCGCGACTTACTCACTGCCTCGTCGTGCGATGGAATTGCTAGATCCAATCTCGTTGCCGGGTATCCTCTAAATGGCAGCGACAGCATTACCGAATTTCATCAACAACGTGATTACAGCGTTGCAGAATTCCTCAGCCTTAACTGGCGTTCAGATTTATGACGGCCCTACCGTTTCCATCGACTCCTACCCATCCAACTGGATTGCGATTGGGCATGATGGCAACGAGGACGGCGATGTCTCGGTGGGAACCTTCCGCAATAACTGGGAGCTGGTCGGTAATTACAAGCGTTGGGAAGAAGGCGAGCTGAATTGCACGCTGGTTGCCCAATCAGGCGACAACACCAACCTTCCCGCCATTCGGACCACTGCTTATTCCATGCTCTCGGCAGTTGACACCATCATGCGTTCAGACCCTAGCGTCGGCGGTTCGGTGTTGTATTCTGGACTGGAATCACACGAGCCTCGCTATATGCAGACCAACGCTGGTGCGGCTTGTATCATCATTTTCACTATTGCTTACCGTGCGAGAACATAAGGAGAAATCATGGCAAAAATCAAAAACATCTCAGCTCTTGGTGATGTCGTAATCCCGGCGCTCGGATTAACAGTCAAGGCTGGTGCAACCGTGGACGTCTCCGACGAAGCCGCTGCATCACTGCTTGAGCAGACACAGAATTGGACGGCCGCTGATCAGGCAGCTGCTTCGATAACCCCATCAACCCCAGCACCGGACGCTCCGGCTGCCCCAGCTAACAACTAGGAGAAAACATGGCAATCGGCTCCGGTATTGCTTCCCAACTCGGAATCGCAGTTGAGACGACATATAACACCGCCGTCACGGTGGCTCGTTTCTACGAATTCACCTCAGAAGCTATCAACTACAACAAGAAAACAGTCGAGGGCTTAGGTCTTCGCGCTGGTGGCTTGCTTCCACGCTCTCAGCGTCGTGTTGTCACAACATTCGATGCAACTGGCGACATCATGCTCGACCTGCCTACAAACGGCCTCGGTCTGCTCTTGTCTGCCGCAACAGGTTCCATTCCATCACCAACCACACTCACCACTGGCGTCTACTCTTACGCCTTTACTCTTGGCGATGTCTATTCCAAGTCTCTGACCGTTCAAGTTGGCGTTCCAGAATACACAGGCACCGTGGTCCCTAAGACCATGACCGGAACCAAGATCTCCTCATGGGAATTGTCGGTTGCCGCTGGTGGCTTAGCTACAGGCAAGTTCACTGTTGACGCAGCTGGATTCACCACAACACAATCCTTGGCGACTGCTTCGTACTCAGCCAACGGTTCAATCTTCCACTTCGCCGAAGGCGCTCTGACCGTTGACGGCACTTCTGTCGCTAACGTGAAGGACTTCACTCTGACCGTGGATAACGTCCTCAAGGTCGACCGTTACAACCTTGGCAATTCAGGCGCTAAGGCAGAACAGGTCATCAACGGATTCCGCAAGATCACCGGAAAGCTCACCGCTGAATTCACCGACTTGACCTTGTTCAACAAGTACCTCAACGATTCTGTCACCGCTCTCAACTTGACCTTCACTGGCGCCACAATCGCTGGAAGCTACAAGCAGAGCCTCAGCATCACCGTGTCAGCCGTCAAGTTCGATGCTGATACACCTAAGGTTCCCGGTCCCGGCGTTGTTGACTTGGCGATGACTTTCACCGCTTACGACAACGGCACAGACGCACCTCTTACCATCACCTACCAGACAAGCGATTCCGCTCTCTAATATGGCCGATGACGATTTCACGGTCGATGCCGCGGAGTTTAAGCGCTTCTACAAAGCTGTCTCCAATATCGACGTTGAAATCAAAAAGCAATTACGCAAGAAAATGGTGGAAGCTGCAAAGCCCATCGTTGAAGAAGTAAAAACCGAAGCCTTGGCAATCCCGGCAAAGGGTGGGAATGCCGAGGCAATCGGTCGCAAGGTTCGAGGGCAGACCATGGGGTTGCGTCAAGCTCTTGCCGCCTCAGCTAAAGCCGATTTCAACGGTACAGGCAGAGGCGGCGTGGTCCATGTCAGAATTTCGACAACCAAGTTCATGGCTAACAGTGGGCGTCCACGGACGATTCCTTACTATATGGAAGGCCGTCGGTACAAGAAATATGGTCGATGGCGCCACCCAGTATTCGGTCGCAGAGCTAATCCTCAAGATTGGCCAACTCAACCAAGCCATCCATTTTTAGGCGTTACGGTTTTACGCAACAGAGATTCGTTCGAAAAGACGGTAACATCCGTTGTGCTAGATATAGTCTCAGAAATAGATCCGACGAAATAAGGGGAAGCTATGCCAATCATCATCAAAGGCGAATCGTACAATTTGCCAACAGAGAACGACACTCCCGGCCCAACTGGTCGGGAAATTATTGCTATTGAGGACGCTTTCGGGCTCGACGGATTGACGCTTCTGGGCGTTCTCTCCGACGACAAGCTCCACAGTAATCCTGCTTATTCCAAGCTCAAAGCTCTTTACGCTCTGGCATGGATTTGCATGACGCGTGCGGGCAAAATCGTCAGCATCGACGATGTCCTGAACAATTACGCCATCAACGACATCTCTGTTGAGGGTGACTCTGATCCAAAAAAATCGCCAACCGCCGAAAACTAATTCGAGGCGGGACCCGGCAACATATTAGAAAGCACCTTGCGCTTCTCTGTCACTTTTATCCCGGCATCACTCCATTGAATGTCTGGGACATAGAGCTTGAGATTCTCAATAGTCTTATTGCAGCAGCACAGTCCAACGATTAGGAGATAACATGGCGAACGATACCTCGTTAACGTACTCGCTCTATGGCCGCGACGTTTCAGCATCGAAGGCGCTCCAAAATGTCGGCAAAGCTGCGGATGAAACAGGGGGCCATTTTTCTAAAATTAAGGACATCGCCGCTGGCGTATTCTCTGCCAACTTGATGCAGAATGCCGCATCGGATGTCCTCAGCTTCGCCAAGTCTTCCATCAACGCATTCCAAGATGTCGGAACCGAAGTCAAAAATCTCCAACGTTACACAGGCGGTTCTGCCGAAGATATGTCCAAACTGCGTTTCGCGGCGGAAGAAGCTGGCGTCTCATCCGATACCTTGGCAACAGCTCTGGGCAAGATGGCGAAAGCCGCTGCCACAACCGCTGGCGAAAAGAAATTCGAGGCCATTGGTGTCAGCGTCAAGGACGTTAACGGTAATTTCAAGTCAGCGAGCGCCATCTTCTCCGAAGTCGCGGGCAAGATTGCGGCGATGCCAAACGGTATTGCCAAGACTAACGACATTTTGCAAATCTTCGGCAAGTCAGGAATGCAACTCGCTCCGCTCTTGAATCAAGGATCAGCGGGAATCGCCAAGTTCTCGGCAGAAGCTCAGAAGATGGGCTTGGTCCTTAGCCAAGACAACCTCGACGCCGTACAGAAGAACATCATGGCTCAGCGTGAATTCCACGCCTCAGTTCAAGGCCTTCAAGTTCAGCTCGGTCAATATCTTTATCCTGCTATCACCGCCATCACCAAGGGATTCTCCGAAGTCGTGCCGGTGCTCATGGAAGTTCTCAAGCCAGCATTCAAGTTGCTTGGCGAAGCCATCAGCCCAGTCATCGGATTTATCAGCGACTTGGTCAAATACATCACCGACCTCGGTGACCATTTTGAGTCCACCGGTGGCAAGGCATCAGCGTTCGGATCCATTGGCAAGTCCATTGGCACGGTCTTCAACGACGTTAAAACCTTATTTCAGCTACTTCTGCCAGTTCTCAAAGATGTCTTCGCCTTCGTCATGAATTATCTGGCGCCAGTGTTCGCCGTAGTCCTCGAAGGCGCATTCAAGGCCGTGGCAATCGCCGCAAACGTGGTCGTGGATGTCATCAAAGGCATCATCTATCTGGTCAAGGCTGAAATCAACGGAGTCATTGACGTCATCAACTTCGCCATTGACGCCATGGACAAGATTCACATCAAGTTGCCGAAATTCCTCGGTGGTTTCGAGTTCGGCATAGACATCCCCAAGATTCCGAAGCTGGCCGATGGCGGAATCGTCAACTCTCCCACGATTGCCATGATTGGCGAAGCTGGTCCCGAGGCTGTCGTTCCGCTCTCTAAGGCTGGCGCTGGCATTGGTCAGGGAATAAATGTCACGATTAACGTCCAAGGCTCAGTCATCGCTCAAAAGGACTTGGTCGCTCAAGTTCGCAACGAAATGGCTCAACTTCTGCGCCGTAAGGGTGCGCCCATCGCTGCGCTAGGATTGTAGGCATGGCAGCATTCGACGGCACAAACGCACCGGCGCTCGCCATCCAGTTTTACATTAACGGATCATGGGTGACGGTTAACTCCAACGATATGCGCCAGCTCCAAATCAAGCGTGGTCGCTCTCGTGCGGATCAGAAGAATGACCCGGGCTCTGCCACGGTTATCCTCGACAACCTCTCTGGCTACTATGACCCCGAATACACTGGCTCAGGCTCTCCCTATGTCATATCGGGCGTCAATCAGCTTCAGGCGGGCTTGCAGATGCAAGTTGTAGCTACATGGTCATCGACAAATTACACGCTGTTCGTGGGCTATTTAGAGACGAATACGGTGGACCAAGGATTCTCGCCAACAGCCACAATGGTCTTCACAGACGGAATTGCACTCTTGTCCAAGATGTATGCCGCCGCCCAATCGCCAGCCGCGTACAGTGGCGAAACCACCAGCACTCGCGTCGGGCGGATGCTGACTTATGCCAACTGGACTGGCTCAACCAATCTCTCTGGATCCGTACAAATGCAAGCCACGACTCAGTCGGGAACCTTGCAATCCATCATCGAGCAGTGCGTGGCGTGCGAGGCTGGTCGCTTCTATATCAGCCGTGACGGTGTAGCTACATTTTTGCCATTGTCCGACAAGTTCAGCCGTCCGACTCGGCTTCTGCTCTCGGATTCTCGCGCCACCAATACTGTCGAATATGACACACTCGAAACGACGCCGGGAACTTACCAAGTCATCAACGAAGCCATCATCCAGCGAGACGGTGCAACACAACGCCGATTCCGCCATCTTCCATCCACCACCGCATTTGGCCTCAAGACGGTCACCATTAACGCACCCATTCTCAACGACAGCGATGCCGATAACTTGGCAAAGTATCTGGCGTACAAGGACCACAATCCTCAACCGCTTGTCCAGTCAGTCCAGTTCGAGGCGCTTGCTCTCGGCACTCTGTATCCTGACTTTCTTTCATTGGAAATCGGCGACCAAGTCACCGTCGAGCGCACCACCGTTGACGGTCGCACACTCGAGCTCTACACCGTTGTCGAAGGTTACGATCACGACATCAGCCCAACAAGCTGGCGCACGAATCTCATGACCTCACCGATGAATTCATATTCGATTACGATTTAAGGGGTAAGGAATGCCACTAGCACCGCAAATCACCAACACGCCAATTCCTGCTTCGACTTGGTACGTCTCAACAGATTTCCAGACTGACGCTGGCGGCATCGCTACGGTTCAGACCACGACCACCTTCTACGCTAACCCGACACCAACAGCCAGCGCCATTGGCGACGTATGGTTCGACATCAGCAACGGAAACAAGCAACACCGTTGGGATGGAAGCACTTGGGCAGACGTTCAAGACACTGCAATTTCTACGGCCGCTTCAGATGCTTCAACAGCCCTCTCAACTGCAAATTCCGCACAAACATCAGCCAACGGCAAAAATAAAATTACCTACTCGTCAAGCACTCCTTCTGGCTCTGGCACAAATACCGGAGACATCTGGTGGCAATACCTAAGCGGCAACATTATCGGCCAGTGGGCATGGAACGGCTCATCATGGGTTTCCTCACCAATCACCAGTTCCGTCATCGCTAACCTAGACGCTGGCAAAATCACTAGCGGAACCATTAGCTCGATTGAATATAACAACGGATCTGGCACATTTCACGTCACTTCCGCTGGCGCATTGACGGCTTCTAGCGCCACAATTACCGGAACGATTCAAGCGACTTCTGGCTGGATTGGAAACTCATCGTCTGGCTGGCTATTTACTTCTGGCGGATACATCACAAACTCAGGGGCAACGACAGCCTTATATCCAAACATTTCCGCCAATTCTTTTGCGCTCATCACTGACCGAGCAGTAGCGGCTCAAACAGGTTTTCAATCTGGCAATTCAACTGGATCTTATCTGCGCGGCGCATCGGTTTCTTCAAGTGCTGGATGGGTATCGCAGGGACATATTGTTCCCGGAGATAGCACTGGCTCAGGCATTGACGCAGCTTATTCAATAGGTTCAAGCTCTTTCCGTTGGAATTATATTTATTCCGCACACTCCGCAATTAACACCTCGGACCAACGAGTCAAAAATGATATTCAGCCAGCCGCTCTCGGCTTGAATTTCATCAGCAAGCTCAATCCAGTGTCATTCAAGATGAACGTTGGAAATGTCAAAACAACTATTGACGACAAAGGCAAAACGGTTGCAACTCCTATCGCTGGCACACGACGCCATTATGGATTCATCGCACAAGAAGTCAAGGCAGCACTCGAGGGCTTGGTAAACAACCCTGACCTTGATTTCGCTGGTTGGACTATGGACGACCCAACAGATCCAGAATCTCGTCAAGGCCTTGTTTATGATTATTTCATCGCACCATTGGTCAAAGCTGTTCAGGAATTAACTGCTCGTGTTGCCACATTGGAATCTAAGTAATGCCACAAGTGAGCAGCGATGAGATTATTGCAAGTCTCAGACAACTCATAGGCGAATTGGTTCAAGAAAACATCACATTGAAGTTGTTACTTGGTAAAATAGAGGCAGGGGATAAACCTCAACAGTAAGGAACAATTAAATAACACTTAACGACTGGTCAGATTTGGCGAACGTACTTTATGGGTTCACGTTCTCAATAGGAGCAATCGGGGGCGTTATCTGGTGGATTTTTCATCGGGTAATTGCACAAATTATCAAAGCCGAAACTAAAGGCAACAGGGGCATTCGTCGAAAGCGAGGCTCTGATGTTTAAGAAGAAATTCATCCATCCAGACACCGGTGACGTTTTAACTTTTAGCGAGCAAGTCTCGTGGAAGGTTCAAGGAGTCATCCGTAACTGGTTTTTCATCATATTCTGGACCGTCCTCAGCATTGTCTGGTGGATTCGTCCGCACTGGTTCAAGGATAATTCGTCCTATGTCCACTGGCAGCTTATTGCCAGCTTCATCGCAGTCATCATCGAGCTGATTGTCGGTATTTCCATGCTTTCGCAGACTAAGCGGGACGCTCAAATCATCCGACACATCCTCAAGCTCGAGCGTAATCAGACCGATGACCTTCGGGACTTGATTGACAGCTTGGAAGACTATGAGTAACTACAAGCCCCGAATCGGGGACTACGGTTGCGTCAAGACCAACGGGCTGATGGGAAAGCTGATTCGTATCGGCACTCTCTCCCGCTGGAATCACGCCTTTATCTACATCGGCGGCGACCAGATTATCGAAGCCAACCCTAAAGGCGTCGAAATCAGCCCGCTGTCGAAATATTCTTACGTCGCTTGGAATCAGCACGAGGTCCTCAACGACCAGCAGCGGTTGATTATCGTTGCCCAAGCTCGGCAGATTATCGGCAAGCCCTATGGGTTTTTCGTCATTGCTGATCTTGGATTCCGTATTTTGGGGTTGAAAATCCTTGCCAATACCAAGCTCATGAAATATCTCTCGACGAAGAATGGATACATCTGCTCTGAATTGGTGGCCGAGTGCTACCGCAAGGCAGGAATTCCACTTTTCGGCAAAGAAGATTACCTCGTTACCCCCGGCGACTTAGCCGAGCGTCTGATTTACCAATAGGAGTCACATTGTCCATTCAAGCCAACGCCGTCTTAGATATTGCCAAGAAATATGTCCAACAGGGCTACAAAGAAAGCCCCAATAACGACAGCATTTTCGGCGCATGGTATGGCGAGAACCACCAATCTTGGTGCGCCATGTTCGTATCCTACTGCTTCAACCAAGCTGGTGCAGGAGCGCTCATCGCTGGAATCCAATCCCCGAAGGGTTTTGCCTACTGCCCAACAGCGGTCAACCATTTCACCACCACTCATCAACTCGTGCCAGTTGCATCGGCTCAAGCTGGTGACATTGTTTTCTTTAACTGGGAAGGTCAAAAGGAAGCGGAGCACGTTGGTCTGGTCGTATCTAACGACACCCAACACCGTGTCCTGACCACCTATGAAGGCAACACCGGAGCGCCGGGAGTCAACCAATCGAATGGAGACGGTTGCTATCAAAAGCAACGCCAGTATTCGTTCGTCGTTGCCGTGGCGCGTCCAAAATGGGTCAATTAACTCAATCTGTTATTCTTTCCACACCTTCGCCTAGAAAGGGCAAGCATGAAGATCTCTCCTAAAGTTACGAAAATTGCTGAACACTACGCCATCGCATTCGTCTCGACTGCCGCTGGTATCTGGTACTCAGGCGACCATCATCCTCTCGGAGTAGCTAAGGCCGCCGCCGCTTCTGTCTTCGGACCAGTAATCGGTGCAGCGCTCGCTAAGGCTCAGAAGTTTATTGCTGTTTATCAGGTCGGCAAGGCTCAAATCAAGGCCACCACACCTGCACCAGCAGCTCCAACAGCTTCGGCGGCTCCGGCGGCATAACTTGAGCCTTCGCAAAGCAATCGAGGCATTCCTCGCTGATCCACCACTCCAACAGGGTTATCCGTGCAAGGTCAACCGCCTTCTGGCTGATTTAGCCAAGGAAGACGCACAAGCCCTCGAGGAGTTGGTAGATAAACAGGACATTGCGGCGGCAGCAGTCGCTCGGCTCCTCAACGAGCACGGCTTCGACATCAAAAGCGCATCCATCATCAAGCACCGCAAACGCGGTCAACACAACGGATGTCGGTGCGTTAAAACAAAATGACTCTCCGTGCCGAGATTAAGAAACTAATCAAAGCCAGCAAGGAGCCAAAATCCACGACTCGAATTTCGTTTCCACAGACGGTTCGGTTGAGGATTTTGGCTCGTTGCGGATTTACGTGTCAACACTGCGGCGCTAGTCTTTTCGAGATTGAGCCACACATTGACCACATCGTTCCGCTCGCCAAGGGTGGCACGAATGATGAAAGCAATCTGCAAGCATTATGCGCTCCCTGCAACTTGGCCAAGGGGACGCAAGACGATCAGGGGGCAAAGCTCATGAACCGCAAGGAAATCCTCGACGAAGCCAATCGGCTGACTCATGGTGACCGTGACAAGAATTACGGCACTCCAAAAGTGAACCACGAACGCATCGCCGCTCTCTGGTCGGTTGTATTAGAAACCGAGATTAGCCCCGCGCAAGTGGCCCTCTGCATGGCTCAGGTCAAGGTTGCCCGCCTCATCGAGTCCCCGGAGCATCTCGACAGCTTCATCGACGCCGCGGCTTATATGGCCATCTCAGGCGAAATCGCCACCGAAAACCCTTAACCCTTACCTAACGAAGCCTTAAGTAAAGGCTAAGCCCCTCAACGCCACCTCGCCGGCGTTGGGGGGCTTCTTCGTCGTTTCTGGGGTATTCTTGGCGTGGCCCCAGAACCGTCCCTGAAACTCGATTCCGAGTAGACCAAACGGCTGGGGTCTTTCCACGACACGCCGAAATCGCCTAGTTAACGGTTGTTGACATTCCCTGCATTCGCTGATGAACTACTCCTAGAGCCGAGGGGACAGGAACCCGAAGCATCCAGAACAGGGGCAACAAAATGCTAGGAATAGTTATCACAACTCTGGCCGTGATTGGTACGGCAGCTCTGATCATGTTCATTCCACAACAGGACATCGACACCGAAATTGAGGATTGGCACAACTTCAAGAAGGCGCTCCGCAAATGAACAAAGGCGACCAAGTAGTCCTCAGTTTCACTGGCACCATTACTGAAATTTTCAAGTCTCCCGCATCCATCGGGGGCATCGACATCATCGAAATTGAAACCGAGCAAGGTATCCAGCATATGTTCTGGCCCGCCGAGGAATCATCAGTGACCGTGAATGTATTGGCGAAAGGTAATAACTAATGATCCGAATGAATGCAGATGTGTTCGCAGCCCTCATGATTGGCGTTGCGTTTATTTTCACCCATATTGGCAGCTTTTATCAGTATTCCAAGCGCGAGGGAACTCACGAACTCAAGCGCGAACTCAAGACCACACGCGTTGAAGCGGAAAAGGTCAAGGATATTCTCTACCAGCTCACGCACCATTCCACTTTTCGGACGCCATCCGTCAAGCAGTCTCGGCGTCTCGAATCGGTTAAGGGCTAGTGTCCAAGGCCAAGGCTAAGGGGACATCAGCAGAGACAGCTCTGGTGAGATTCCTACAAGGTCACGGATTTCCGGGGGCAGAGCGCCGCGCACTGGGTGGGGGAAACTCAGGCGAGGATCTCGGAGATGTCACCGGAACTCCGTGTCTGGCATGGGAAGTCAAGAGCCATCGCACCTACAAAATCCCTGCATGGCTTGAGGAGACAAAGCTCGAGACCAAGCACGCTAAGGCCGACTACGGAATTCTTGTTGTAAAACCTAACGGCGTCGGGTTAACTCGGCCCGGTGATTGGTGGGCAGTTATGTCCATCTCCGACATCGTTCAACTACTCAGAGAAGCAGGATACGGCGACAGGAATGTTGAATGAAATTTTTAAGAATTTTCCAGACTTCGACAATCCGTTATGCGCGGAAGTCGACCCAGAGCTCTGGTTCCCGGAAACTAGCGAAGAACGGCGCATCAACACTCCCCACGCCAAGTCAATCTGCGGACGATGCGATCACCAAGTGGATTGCCTCAAATACGCCGTGGATCACGCAATTCCAGACGGAATATGGGGCGGGCAGACTGAACGTGAGCGAACTCGTTTCCAACCTCGAAAGGTTTCTGGACGAGTCGCCCATTCCAAGGGGGCGAGAGCTGTCTCTTTCAAGCAACAAGGCTACACAAACGAAGAAATTGGACATATTCTGGGAATCAAAGCTGACAGTGTTGTCACGGCCATCATCCGATACAAAAAAGCAGTGGAACGGATGAACCGATGATTACTTGGTGGCAATTCGGTCTTCGTTTATTCCTCACGATTTTGCTTGGCGTCAATGTCGCATTCGTCATCAACCATATCCACTCGCCGTTGGTTATCACTCACGAAGTGGCCTTCACCGACGCCACAGCGGATCAGGTTGCCCGGGAACTTTTGATTCCAAAGCAGTACGAATGCCTTCGATATGTCATGACGGTCGAATCACATGAGAATCCTTACGCCAAGTCTCCGACCAGCTCAGCGCGAGGAATTGGGCAGCTTCTCGCATCTACCTACAGAAACCTCGGAATAAAGCACTCGAACGACCAGAAGGCTCAACTGGTGGCGATGCTTGCCTATATCTCGGAGCGTTACGGTTCTGGTGGACCATGCGCTGCAAAAGCCAACGAACTCAAGCACAATTTCTACTAAGGGGAAACCATGTCAGAATTCACCATCGACGACGCCGTCGAGCTTCCAGCATCCGTCCAAGGATGGCTCGGCGAATATAACCGCATCAAATTCGAGATTAAGAAACTCGAGGAGCAAGCCGACATTGCCAGAGCTCATGTTGAGTTGGCACTCGGCGAGAATCCGCTGGGAACCATTAACGGCAACCCAGTCATCAAATTCGCCTACATCGAGCAACAGCGCTTCGACGGCAAAAAGGCGAAAGAAATCCTCACACCCGAGCAAGTCGAGTCCTGTACCGTGACAACGCGCATGAGACAATTCCGACCCATCATGCCGGACGATGAGTTGTGAGAAAGTACAACAAGGTTGAGGAGTTGCAAGATTTTCTCTGCGGAGCATTTTGCGACACCGAAGCTGGATTGCATAGCTACATCGGACATCACAAATGGAAAGACCACGCCACCCGCCGGTTGCGTTTTAAGATTTTCGTGAACTCCTACTTTTGGGCTTCATGGTATTTCATCAAGGGGGACGACAATGATTGACATTTACGATCTAGCGACCGAGGTTCGAGTCAATATCGGAAGCGCATCAGCCAATTCCGCTCGCTCGCTACAAAAGGCCGTCGGTCCATCCGAGGTCGGGGGTGCGTGCGTCCGCAAAATCGGTTACCGCCTGACCCAGACGTCACCGACCAATCAGTCCGACACGTGGTTGGCGACCATTGGCACGGCAGTCCACGCTTATCTTGCGGGAGTGTATGAGCGCCTGAATGAATCTCTGCCACAACCGCGGTATCTCGTGGAGCACCGGGTCACCGTGGATCCTGACCTCGATTTTGGTGGCAGTTGCGACCTTGTCGACCTTGAGCGCAAATGCGTCATCGACTGGAAGGTCGTGGGAGATTCCAGCCTCAAGCGTTACAAGGCCGACGGCGTTGGTGACCAATACCGCACACAGGCGCATCTCTACGCATGGGGCCTCATTCGCGAGGGAATCCTCATCGAGGATGTCTGCATCGTTTTCTTACCTCGTGGTGGCTCTCTGCGAGGATTGCATATCTGGTCCGAACCATTCAATATCGAAATCGCGGCAGCGGGAATCGAGCGACTTAAGCAAGCGAAGGAAATCGTGGCAGCGGGTGGCAGTAATGCCCTCAAGATGTTGCCAGCGACGGAATCGTTCTGCCATTACTGCTCTTACTACTTGCCCGGATCAACAGATGTCTCCGTCGGATGTCCCGGTGGAGATTTACCAGCCCAACCCAGAACAGAAAGAAGGTAAGCCATGTCAATATGGGACGAACCCGGCATGAAGGTAGGCGGTGACTACATCAAATTCGAGAATGTAGGCGACACCGTTACTGGTCAGGTCCTCTCTATCGGAGCACACAAGTGGGAAGACGGCAGCGTCTCTCCTCAGTTGGTGCTCTCAACAGCGGAAGGCGAGAAAACACTTACCGCTGGTCAAGTACGCCTTAAGGCAGCACTGGCTGAAAAACGTCCGAACGTGGGCGACACCATTACCATCACCTACGCCGATCTCGAGAAGCGTGCCGGTGGTAAGACTCTCAAGCATTTCGATGTGAAAGTTGTCCCCGGAGATGGCTTCATCACTTCTGCACCAGTAGCACCTGCCTCGACTGCTGGTGTTGACCCTGCGGTGCTTGCTGCACTTCAAGCCCAACTCGGCGCGAAATCAGCAGAACCGTTTTAACCCGAGACGCTGACATCTAGGGGGATGTCGGCAGCGCTGGATGGTTCGTCGGTTTCCTGTAGACATTCCCGACGCGAGGTTCGATTCCTTGCCAGCGCACGCAAGACCACTCGAGAGACAAGGGGCAAGAATGTTGCAATACGCATTTGGCGCGATTTATGCGCTGATCATCATCGGGGGAACTGTTGTGATTGCCGAGGGGATTTCCCGCAAGCGCCGACGGTACTTGGACGACAACCCGCGAGGGGCTAAAGGTCGGGAATCAGGATGCAACTGCGGATGTGATTGCTGATGCCTAGCTACGAATTCCAGTGCCAAATCTGCAATAAGACCGAAGAAGTTTTTGCACGATTTGAGGAGACTTTCACACCGCCTAAGTGTTGCGGCGCTGAAATGTCCCGCAAGTTTTCCGCGCCCGGCATCGTCTTCAAGGGTGATGGTTGGGCGGGTAAGTCATGATGATGCTGATGGTTATCTGGCTGGTTGTAATTGACACCGTTGGGATTGCCTTCGGCGTCTATGGATATTTCGCTGCAAAAAGAAAATGGGTCAAATGAACAAGACTCTGAAAATCGAGAAGCAAGAATCGCAACAACTTGGATTCCTTCAAGGTCTTCGCGAAGCCATCGAATTGGTTGGTGGTCGTGAATGGGAATTCAAGAAAGATAAGCACCCAAACGCAAAAGCAGATTGGCTCAATGGCGTCGAATACGGCTTCATTCTTGCCCTCGAGAGATTGGACAGTGTTGTCGATGAATTTCGCGGATCTTCTAAATGAGCAGATGAAGGACCCAGAATTTCGCAATAACTATTACAGCAAGATGATTCGGATGGAATATATCCAGCCCATTATCGACCGCTTGAATATGTGGAAAGAAAAGCCGGTGGAATATAACGCCGATTATGAGCTCGGCTTCGTCAACGCGATGGACATCGCCATCAACTTCGTCACCAAGCACCTGCCACCCGAAGCACCAACCGAAGACATTATTGAAGGGGAAATCGTTGACAATGATTGAGGCAGAACACTCGGAGAATTCCTTACCTATCTTTTCGGCGGCTCTGGCGTTCGCAGCGCACGGTTGCTCGGTGGTGCCAGCGCGGACCGACGGTAGCAAGGCGCCGATTGGTGCATGGAAGAAATATCAGACCGAGCGCGCCAATGCTCAACAGATTCACGCATGGTTCAAGGATCCAGAGCAGACTGGCCTTGGCATCATTACTGGCGCCGCTAGTGGCAATCTGGAAATGCTGGAACTTGAGGGCCGCGCGGTTGCCATGAAGCTACTGGAAGAAGCCGCCGACCTCGCCGTCAATTCAGGACTTGGCGAAATCTGGGAGCGCATCACCACTGGCTACGCAGAATTCACGCCATCGGGCGGTCTGCATTTCTACTATCGAATCAGCGATGCCGCAGTGCCGGGCAATACCAAAATCGCCAGAATGCCCGGTGAAGATGGTGGCGTCCTTATCGAGACCCGAGGCGAAGGCGGATTCTCCATTACTGCCCCATCCAGCGGTCCAGTCCATCCGTCAGGAAAGCCATGGGTCGCACTCTCTGGATCACCAGCGACAATCCCGATTCTGACATGGGATGAGCGCCAAGCAATCCACACCGTTCTCAAAGCTCTCGACCGAACACCCACCGCAGAAGCCGTCATCGAGGTCATCGCACCTAAGCCAGAAGGCAACGGCATCACACCGGGCGATGACTTCAACGCTCGAACAACGTGGGCAGAGCTATTGACGCCTCGTGGCTGGACACAAGTGTTCTCGGTGGCGAACACGACCTATTGGCGCAGACCGGGCAAGAGCATCGGCATCAGCGCCACTACTGGCCGCAACGATGGTGACAACCTGTACGTCTTCTCCACTTCGACCGAATTCGAGGCAGAAAAGCCTTACAGCAAATTCGCCGCCTTCACCCATATCGAGCACGCGGGCGATTTCAAGGCAGCAGCGCGTCACCTTCGAGCGAACGGTTACGGCGTGCCGTCGATTGCGCCGACTATCGAGACAAACAATGTGCGCTTAGATCCTGAAACTGCTCAGCAATCTATACAGATTCAGCCCACACCCGAAGCAGTCAAATTCCTCACTATCGAAGAAGCCGCCTATAACGAGGAGCTGATGCGGGCAAGGATTCGCCGTCAAGTTAAGTCCGAGCTGGATAAGGCTGACGCGGAGAAGCTCTACGACGGATTCATTTATGTCGAGACCTTGGCCGAGGAGCTAGAACTGCCCATCACCGAGGTTCCATGGACGATTGAGGGCATTTTCCCGAAAGGCGCTAACGTCACCCTGACCGCCCAATATAAGGCCGGCAAAACGACCCTCATTAACAATCTGGCGAAATCCTTGGCAGATGGCACCCGATTCCTGAACTACTTCAAGGCCCCAGAGCACGAGGGTCGAGTCGTTATCTTCAACTACGAAGTCAGTGAGAACCAGTACCGCCGATGGATGAAAGACATCGCCATCGAGCGTTCGGAAATGGTCACGCTGGTCCACCTTCGCGGCAAGGCCGTTCCCCTCAAATCTGATTACGTCCAGAAAGAGGTTGTCGAGCTATTACAGACCTTGAATGCGACCACATGGATCGTTGACCCATTTGCCCGAGCCTTCACCGGTAGCGGAGACGAGAACTCGAACTCGGACGTCTCTGTCTTCCTCGATATGCTCGACATCATCAAAGAGCGAGCGGGAGTCAGCAATCTCGTCCTTCCTGTCCACACTGGTCGCGCCCAAGAATTCGGCATCGACCGTGCTCGTGGTGCTACCCGCATCGACGACTGGGCTGACGTGCGGTGGTTGCTTAAGAAAACGGACGATGGCAGATTCTTCTCCGCGGACGGTCGCGACGTCATGCTTGAGGAGCAGATGCTCCGCTACGACAATGCCACCCGATCGCTGACACTGGGCGGGTCAGACGCTCGCTCGGCTCGTAAAGCCAACCTCGAGGAGCTATGGGTGGCCGCAGTGTTGGAGCACCCGGGATCTACAACGACGGCGATATGCACCGCCCTTGGCAAGCGCTACGACGACAAGGCGCTCAAGGCGGCGCGTGATGCGGCGGTGCGGGGCAAGCGGGTGGAGTTTAGGACGCTGGGTCGGTCCGACACGTGGTATCCGTGGGGCAAGGCGCCGATGCAGTACGACCTCGTCAGTGGTGGTGGTGAATGATGGCGGCAAATATAGTGAATAGACGATATTTATCTGGACAAAATGGGTCAATAATGTCCAAATACAATGGGGCAAATGTCGACATTTCATCATTACAAAATCGGACATATCGGGCGCAAAAGTGTGACCTACGACATAAGGTAACCTTATTAAGGTTTTCTACCTTATTATGGCCGCCGCTATATATAGCGGCCTAATAAGAACACTATGCTAGTTGGAGCTACCTTATTGGAAAACTACCTTATATCCGCACAATGACCACTCCTGACTTATTCAGCGTTCCCCGCTATCGGTTATCCGAGGACGCCAATGCCGACCGATGCAATCGCTGTCAATCCGCGATCTGGGTCGTTCTGGCTGGCGGCGTCTGGAAAGTGAAACTTGATACGACCCGACTCAACCCTGAAAATGACCTCAAGTATTACCTCGACCAGATTCCCACCTTCGAGATTCGTCGGTCGGCAAAATCCTTCATCGCCGATTACCGGACCAAGATTCGGATGATGGCCGCCAACAACCACATCAAACTTGTGGAGCATCGGTGTGAGATGGCGTTCGTGGCAACACATCCCGACTATTACCCCAATCCCGCAAAAGTCGAGTCCGATGGGATACCTTTTTGACCATGAACCCATTCAAGCGCGCCAGCACCGAGCTTGCCGAGATTTATGACTTTTGGCGTTGGGCGCATGAGGAGCTTCGACCCGGAAACGGCGGTCATGGCTCTGGATCAGGCGAACGGACGCTTGGGGTCAATCTGGCGGCTCTGTCATGGATCGCGGGCGATGACATTCTCAAAGTCCTGCATTCGTGGGAAGTCATCATCCGCGCCGATCGTCATTTGACGCCACCAGCGCTGGTCCGTCGCAAAAGCCTCGGGCGTGAAATCAAGAAAACCGTCGATTTTGCCTTGGCACATCTGGAATGGTCCAGTCAGCAAGAATGGTTCGCTGATTACGCTGGCGAAATCCATGATCTGCACGAAATGGGCAAAGTCGCTTCACGCCATGTCGTTGAAAAGTCAAAATTCATTCCATGCCCAGCCGACGGCGAAAATGGCGAGCCTTGCGGACAACTTCTGAAAATCCGCGACGGCGAAATGATGGAAATCGTCCGGTGCCGAAATTGCCAAACCGAATGGACGGCGATTCGGCTCATGGCAGTTGCCTTGACTGATTCCCGACGCGAAGTCTGGCTCGATGCCGAGGCAATCAGCGAATATCTGGGAATCGCGCCAAAAGCTGTTCAGGTATTTGCCAAGCGCCATGAAATCCAGCGCCGAGGCCAGCTTTTCAATTTGACTCAATTTCTAGCGGCGCGTCGAATTTGACAAAATGTCCGAAATGCGCCGTTATGTTCCCATTGTCATGCTAGACTCCGTCTATCGGTTTTGACCGTCCCATGAAATCCCCGAAAGAACCGAAAATTGAGGAAATCGACGAGGCGTTACAACACGCAGTCGAATCCAAGAAAAACACACGCGATTCTCGTAAGCACATCATCTGGGAATTCATAGATGAATTATTAGACGAGAGGAACGCGGCGAAAAAATGACAACAATTCTCGCCGTGCAATTTACTGATCGCGTTGAGTTTATTGCTGACAATCAAGTGACTGCTCCTAACGGAAGAATTTATCGTCACGAGAAAATGTCAAAGATTTCAGAACGTAACAGATTTTTAATTGCTGGTTCTGGTGAAGTTGCAGCTTGTGACATCGCGCAACATTTATGGAATCCACCAACACCAACAGCAGCAGACAAAAAAGATATTTATCATTTCATGATTGCAAAAGTTATTCCATCACTGAAAAAATGTTTTAAAGATAACGATTACAAACTTGATGGCGATTCAAGTGATGATTCACGATTTGCATTTTTGATTTCTGTCTGCGGTCAAGTGTTCGAGATTGCTGATGATTTCAGTGTCTCATTGAGTGACGTTGGATATTACGGAGTCGGTTCTGGTTCATCGTATGGAATCGGTGCGTTATGCGCTGGCGCTGACTTAACAAAAGCGATTGAGATTGCAGCGGCGAATGATGCTTACACATCCGCGCCCTATATTCACATCGCGCAAGAAAAATAATTTAACACCATGGGGCTAATGCGTTCGTGTTTAGATTGCGGCGTTCCAACTCGTGCAAGTCGTTGTCCTAATTGTGCAGCGAATATGTTGCAGAGAATAAATGCGAAACCAAAAGCAAACACAACTGACAGAGGTTATGGTTCGCAGTGGCAGAAGGTCAGACGAATTGTCTTAGATCGTGACCAGTGGACGTGCTACAAGTGCCAGAAAAAATTAGCCGGGCTTGATGCCACGGTTGATCACATCATCCCCCTAGCTGTTGACAAGACACTAGCGCTAGATATGGCCAACTTAGCTGCCTGTTGTCGTAGTTGTAACTCATCTAAGCGTGATAAAACTAAATGACACCCGATACGCTTTTTTT